TGTTCTATTATTTGCAGTACATCATCATTTAATTTACTAAAAATATTTAATTCGAATGTAATATTATAAGGAACGGGCATATATACCTTTTTTACATTCCCTCCATCATCGCAAGCTTTAAATGTTTGGGTAATTCCAGTTTTTCTTGTTGGATCATATTGTATTCCAATCATCTCAAATGACATTCTTGGAAGTGTAATAGCAACAGATTTTGATAATTCTGCCTGCTGTTGTATTTTTGCTAAAAATTTCTGAGAAGGTCCGTATGATAAACCAACTTTCATATCAGAAATAGTATTGTCTGAATCATTTTTATGTTGAATATGAATATCATTAAAAAGTGTGCCAAATGACACGATAGTTTTTCTAATAATCTCGTGATAGTAATATGTTCCTAACATTAATATGTACCAAATGGATTTGATTCTGTAAAGTCTAGTATTTTATCTGCCTCCAATTCAAAATCATCATTCTTCGAATATTGATCACTTGATGAGGTATCTAAATCATAGGTCTTTAAAGTATATATTGCGGAAGAAGATGAACCAACAATATTTTCTCCTTCACTAAATGTTCCACTATTTATAGAAACTCTTAAAGTTTTATCAATATCTTGTCCAGGATTAGTCCATGACTTAACTTCGGCAGTAACTCCAGAAAGAGATCCAGTAACAGTTTCAGATACAATATAAGTACCAAATCCTACAGAAGGTGGTGGAGAAACAGTAATATTTGGTATTGTTGTGTATCCAGAACCAGCATTTGTTATTAAAACTTCGGAAAGTCTTCCTGATTGAATTCTTGATATAGCTGTTGCTGTTGTTCCTCCACCAACTGGAGGATCTATTGTAATCGTTGGAGGTTGATAATATCTGTCTCCTTTATCGGTGATTCCAATATTTAAAATAGAACCTGTTGATATAATACATGTTGCGATAGCACCGGAACCATTACCTCCAGTAATAGTCACTGTAGGTGGTTCTGTATAACCATATCCAGTATTTGTAATTAAAATCTCTTTTATCGATTGAACACCTCCGACAGAAGTTGTTATTGCTACGGCCGTGGCAGTTTTTGAATATTGCGATGTTGGGAGGGCACCTAATATTCCACTTGTATCTGGATTTCCTCCAGGATCACTAATTGTAACAGTAGGTATTCCAGTATATCCTGAACCATCATCTAAAAGAACAACTTTACTGACTCCAGTAAGAGAACTAATTGATGCTTGACATTCTGCAGTTCCTCCAAAAGCAACCAACTTTAGATCGGTAATATATCCAACATCTTCTAAAACTTCATCAATTTCCGAAATGCCGGTATCAATTTCTTCATCTTCATATTCAAAGAGTTCACAAGATATCTCATAAACATAATTTTTTCCTAACTGATAGAATGGTTTTTCAACTTCAACTCTCTTAATTTCAAATAATCTTTCTCCAAGTGGAAAATAAACTAAGTCTCCTTCTTTGGGTCTATCAACAAATACTAAATCTTCTCCTGGATAGTATATTTGAGATACTGACATTATTTCTGCCAAATATGGAGAAATAGATTCTTCAAATCTTTCCTTTGAAATAACTAAAGATATTTCATTTTTGAGTCTTAAACCAAATTTGGTCATAAGATCACTACCTGGAGCATATCCATCATAGTTGTTTAAATATGCTTCAATTATAAAACTTGAATCAAATTTTGATGATTGAACTTCATTTAATATATTATCAGTTTTTAAAAGTTTTCTTGGAATATAATAAACTTCTATTCCATAAATTTTTAACTGCTCATTTATTAAGTCTTGTACAAGACCTTGTTCTCCAGATGATCCTTGAAGGAAAAAGGGATTCAGTGCCATAATTAACCAATCAAATCTAAAGGTGGTAATTCATATTCAGATGCCATTCTTTGTTTAATATCATCCAATTCTCTTTCTGCATCTTCATATATTTGTCTTCCATTTAACTCAATACCCCCAGGAAGTTTAACTCCATTAAACTTAATCAAATTTTGTCCCCATTGTCTTTTTATCAATGAAGTAAGATATTTTTTTACAAAAGAATCATTGTATATTTGATTGAATGATTCTGGATCTAGTGCCCTATAGCAATCAATCACAAAAAATGTATCTTTAGATTGTGCTTTCCAATCTATATCCAAATATAATCTATCTTGCCTTTTATTAAATCTTACTTGTTTTTCCGTTGTAAGTAAAAAATCAATATCTTCAAGATATGATTTAGTCATTGCATATTGCAAAAGATCAACGGAATTGAAATAATATAAATCGTTCAAAAATAATTGATATTTTATGCTGAACATTCCACCAGAAATTGAACTGGTATCAAATTTAAATATTTTTTCAATTCCAATTACTGAATCTGGAACTTGAATAAAATTCGATGTTTCATAAAAGTTTGAAGTTATAGTTCCCAATCCACTTATATTTGTTGAAGTTCCTGTTGTTGTTACAATACCAACCCCATCTGTTCCATTTGCTCTTCCTCTGTCTAAATCGTCTTGAGAAACTTTATACTTTAAATACATTCTCTCAACACCGTCATAGTGACGTTCATTGAAATATTGAATTGTATCATCGACCAAATCATCGATTTGATCATCATCTACATTAATTTCTAATACAGGAGCACCTAATCTTCTTAAACAATAATCAATTAATTGCTGCCTACTACTTGGTTTTGACATTAGTAAACACCTCCATCAATAACACTAGTCCAGGTAACAATTCCTGATGGTTCATCAGTTGTTAGTATAAAATTACTCGTTTCTATCGCAGTTGAAGTGTTTCCAGTACTTACTAATTTTCCATCATTATCAAAATATCCTATACCATTTGGACCATTAAAATTATTTTGATATATTAAATATTCCTGGACATATAAATCGGATCCTACATATAAGTCACCTCTAAAAGTGGTGACTCCAGTAACATCAAGATTCTGAGTCGTTGTTGTGTCGGTTACATTTATATTTCTTACAAATCTAAATGTATCTGTTGTAATAAATTTAGATGTATTTGCATTATACTCTAAAAAGTATCCATCAGCCAAAGATGATGCGTCAACATCACTTAAATCTAAAACTCTAGATACAGATGATCCACTAATATTTGAAAGGACTTTTATTACCCCTTGACCACCAATTCTATCTGGTATACTTGGCATTACCTTGTTACCCCCGGTCTTACTAAAGCCATACCTTCAAATGCTTTATATTTTGCTCCTCCAGAATCCAATCCCCCAATCTCAACCATAACATCATAAACATATCTTCCAGGTTTTAAACTTAATGTTTGCTCATCTGTCAGAGAAAGTTGGATGATGCCAACTTCCGCATCTAAAATTGTAGATGTAAAAGAAACTGATGTGGAACTAGAAGGATTTTTTCTCAACTGTGCAGTAACACCATATCCAGTAATATTGAGACTAGAATTTGTTCTAGAATCTCCTAAAGCAAAAGAACTTGAAAAATCAAATCCCTGCTCGATCAAGATATTGGATACATAAACTGCCATTATTTTTATGAATTATTATCCTTTAGATATTTATATGAATTATTGAAGCAATCATTTTGACAAAAAATCTTTAAGTAAAGATTTAATTTCTTCAATATCTTTTTTCATATTGTCTAGTTCCTCTTTTTGGGTTCTTTGAGTTTCAATTTTTTTCAGTCTTTGTCCATATCCAACAGTATCATAATTTACAATTGCTCCACTTTCCTCATCTCGATAGAGATGAGGATGATCTTTAACTTTAGTCAGTTTCTTCATTTCAATGCAAGAGTTCTAAGATCTCTAATAATTGGATAATTTGCTTGATCTGTTGATGACATAACAACTTTAATTCTATATCCACTAAAATCTGCCAAATCATTCGCAGTAAATTCATATTCTAAATATTGATTTTTTTCACTTGCAGGAACTCTAACATCAGGTCTTCCATCATTTAATGAAGAATTTACAACTTTTAAAGAACCTTCGGAAGTTGATTCTAAATTATTATATCCTGGGAAAAGTTCAAATTCTTGTTCAATTTCAGTAGAATCTTCTCTAACTAGACTATAAAGAACTCTAATATCTGCTGGATCAGGTCTATATGCAGTTAATATAACTTTGAGAGATGATGCTGGCTGTGCAAGAGTTATCACGTTAGAAACATAAACTGCTTCATGCGGATCATTATTAATAGAATTTGCAGAAGAATCGGTAGAATAATTTGTTACAGGTCTATTAATATTATCTGAAATAAATTCTACAGTAGAATCATTCAAGAATATCATTGGTGAAAGGTTTTCATTAGTTGTATTCAATGTTACTGTAGAATTAAATGATCTCTTTCCTGATACATTAGTAAATGATGATTGATTTAATTCATTGACTCTTGAACAAACCATACGAACAGAATCTAAATAATTTTCTTCATTTGGAATTACAGATTCTACAGTATTTTGAAGATTAAACGAGGTTTCATTTCCATCAATACTAGTTCCTGTTGTAGTTCTAATATTTGCGGAAATTGAAGTTTGTCTTCCTGGAGACAGGATATTAAATCTTGGATTGATTCTATTGAACAGAATATTTTCAGATGCTTTAATTTCACTTCCACCACCAATTAATTCAGTTGCAAATGATACTTGTGGATATGTACCATTTGTTGCCCTATTCAATCCTATCGACTTTCCTTCAATAGTTGATGTTGATGCTCTGTCAACTTCAACATAATATGAATCACTTTCAATTCCAGTATCAGAGATATCATAAGTTACTCCATTAATTCTTCTTAGAGAAATTCCATTGAACTCATACTTCATTATTTGAGAATTAATTTCATGATTTTCCGCAATTCCTTCAACTGCTCTGGAATTGATTGTCAATTGATTAGAAGTTGCCGTGCTATATCCAATAATTTCATCACCAATTTTAACATATCCAATGTTAGTTGCACTAACACCTTGACCTTCAAAAGTTTCAAAGATTGAAGAATCATCAACACTAATGATTCCAGATGCTCCAGTTGTGGATGAAAGTTGTGCGGTTAATACTGCAGGTGCTGTATCAGATATAATATCATTCAATACTAATTTATTATTATTTGCATACATTCCATGATTAAAATGTTGAACTTGCAAATAATTTCCAGAGAAAATGCCACCATCTTCAGTTGAACTTAAAACATCCGTATTGGCAAGAGAAACTGTAGTAGTATCTGTGTCATAATATACAAGATTTCCAGTTGGTATAGACCCCTGAACATTCGTAAGATACAAAGTATCAATATCACCACTAGAGGTAACTGTAATAAGTGCATCTCTACCAGTTTCACTTGATCCATTTGTAATGGAAACAACATCTCCACTTACATATCCAGTTCCTGGATTGCTAACAGTTATTCCAGTAATATCTCCATCAACACCAACACTGCCAATATTTACCGTTAATCCACTACCACTGCCAAAGACATTGGTTGTGCTTCTTGTACCAGTCGTATAGTTCAAACCAGCAACAGTTGCTGTGACACTAGAAGCACTACTTCCTGTAGAAACAATAGTTCCAAAAGAATTTCCTGCTCCTGCAATCCTCCTACCTGCAGTTAAAATTCCTATCAATCCGTCACCAGAAGAAATTGTAGTAATACCAAGAGTTACATTTTTAGGTAATGTTGTAATTGCATTTTCTCGTAAGGTTGGTACATATCCATTACTTGCATCAAGTGGAGGATTTCCAAAATGTACAATACCAGTATTTGTTACGAATTTCGCCTTATAAAGTTTAAATTTAAGATCAGATTCTTGTGCGGGAGTCCATACTGATCCATTTTGAGATTTGAAAAGACTTCCCAATGCAAATTGTCTTGAATATACTTTTGCTTCAGAATCTGGAAGACTTTGAGTATCAATACTTCTCTCCCCCATCTTTGCAGTCCAAACTTCATATTGATCTGAATTTGGTGCAAGTAAAACAACCGCATATTCTTGTCCTGGAGCAAGATAAATTGGATAATTAAATTTTACTCTTGTTGCCACTGATCCATCTGTTGAAGTAACTATTTCACTTGGTGTCAATGTTTTTGAATCTCCAATAGAATTCAAAGTTGGAATTCCTAGTTGAACAGTTCTTATTTGAACTGTAAGTGGTTCATTGCCTCCGGGTTTTGATGCAAAGAATAAATCCAACTCAGTTAAAAATACTCCATTGTCATCATCATTATCGCCACTAAAATCTGGTGCCTCAATATCTCTACCAACAGTAAATGTTTGAGCTAATGGATCTGATCTTCTTACTCTAGTAGTAGTTCTTGTAATTGTAGTTACATCTTGGAGTGCTCGGAAAGTTCCATTTGCAGTATAAGTTGCATCTCCTGCAGAGATGAGTGTACTGCCGGGCAGTGGAGTTTTGTTTGTAGAACTACTACTTAATCTATAAGTTTTTTTACCGGTAAGAATTCTTGGATTTGGTGCTGGATTTACATGTGGATCTTTAATAAAGAATGATCCAAATAATGTTCCGTTAGAATCTGAAATAAGTCTTACATCCTTTACATATGCAATTGTACCACTAGATTGTCCAACAATCTTAGCACCTTTTTCAATATATCCATTAAAACTTCCCTGCGCTTCTGCAGACAGAGAATTTAAATCAATGTTTATAGTTTTAGAAGACTGACTATATCCAGAGGGTATGGATTCTGAAGTTATGTATGGATTAATAGAATAAGTTGTTGTCGGAGAATTAAATTTTCCTGTTTTATGATTAGATGATGCTAATCTAAATGTTCCTATTCTTTTTTCTCCATTATATACTCTTACTGTTTCACCTACTTCAAATGAACCATTAGAAGATCCATAGTTTTGTAAACTATTGGAATTGGCAATTTCAACAAGTTTCGGAATAAAGTCCAGATTGCTGTGATTATCTAAGAACTGATAATGTCTTGCAAGAGGTCTTAAAAGTGTTCCAAAGAAAGAAACATTTCTTGAACGAATATATTTTTCTGTTCCTGAAGAAACGAAGACCGTTTCGGTATTTGAACTTACATCTACTCTTGTTTCTGTTCTTCTTCCTCTAATAGTTCTTTGAACATTTCTTTCAATAATTTCTGGTTGAAGTTTAAAAGTTCTTGTCCAAGTATCAGTATCTGGTGAAAGTTTAATCAATCCATTATATTCGACAATATGGAACGGATTAACATTTTCAACACGAGTTGCAAAAGATTGATTTAACCAATCAACAGAATCGTACTTGAGGGTGACTGTATTGCCAGTTTTTTGAACATTAGAATCTAATAAATTATAATTTTCAGATAAATCCAATTCATTTTCTGCAA